TTCTGTTTGAAAAACTTCAGGTAATAGCGTAGTGGTTGTTCTAGAAACCGTTGCCATCTACTAGTACCCCGAACCTGAACCTGATGAACTTGATGATCCCGATGAACTTGATGATCCTGATGCACTTGATGAACTTGTAGTAGTTGTGTTAGTCGTTGTGGACACACTGCCTCCTGCTGTTGCTGATGCAGTCGAAGATGTTGTAGTTGCGGATGTAATAACTGTGCCGCTTGCCTTGATGTTTCCTTGTGATATAGAAGGTATAATTTCTACATCGTCCACTGTGGCTCCACTAACAAATATTTCATCTGAATTAGATTCAATTTGGAAAAGTGATCCAAATGCAGTATCTTGTTTGTTAGGTACAATCACTATAGAACTAATTTTTGGTGCCAAAGCATTGTGGATATATGTTGAAAGTTCTGTGTAAAAGAAAGAATCACCAAATGTCCAGTTATTCAAACTGAAATAATTGTTAATTGCATTAATAACCGACGTTTTTATGTCGTTATCAGTGACTGTCAGTGCTGTATTTTTAACAACTTTAAAAGTAGCCTGTAATGTACCATCCGCATTAGGGCCAAACAGTAGTTTATATTTGACGGGTCTATAGACGATTTCATCTGATACGTTTTTGTATGTGCTAAGAGTAGGATCATAGGATGTTCTCAATGCCGCTGTAGACGGCGACGCAGGTGCTGTACCAATTTGTCCATTGTATATCCATTGTCTAAATTCAGTATCGTATGCAGTAGTAAGAATATGTAAATCAATCAAGTTGCTAACAGATGGATCAATACGTCTATCATATCTTGCCGCATGTTCGTAATTGTAATTTAAACTATCTCTACCTATGTCTGCTTTGTAATCATCTGACACATCTACTAATGCTCCTTTTGATGAATCATATTGTTGTATTGTGCTTGAGTTGTAAAAATGGAACAGTTGTCCGTTTGAATATTGTGTAAGATCAACACCAGTGCCACCAGATGATAGTACGAAGTCAGTACTTGCTACCACATCATAATAATCAGACGCTTTGCTTACATCACGTTTGAAGTACACATACTTTGCTGATTCATTCTTGGTTGGATTGACCACACTAGAAAATAGATCTGGATTGTCAACAACACCGTCGTCATCTGAATCATTAAATGATACTGCAACTTCTCTAGTGTCATTAAATCCAGTAGATAAAACTCTATTGCCAACAATAGCAAATGCATAGTCTTCCGACAGTTGCACAGTGCTATCAGGCATTGTGTTAAATTTTAAAACTTTTACTTGATCTCTCACAACTTTACCTGTTGTTGCATTGAATATTTTTTGATCTTCGTCATAGAAGAATCTATTTTTGCTTGCCGATCTGAAAACATAATTTAAGTTTCTAGTTTTCATTGTGTAAACTTGATTAGTTGCTGTAAACTTTAACAACCAACTTGCATCTCTGTTTGCTCCGGATGTGTTTCCTTGGAATCCTAAATCAAACGTACCATCTGCATTTAAGTTTGTTTCTGATATGAACTCCCATGCATTCGTATCAATATCGAATGTTAATCCAAAATTTTCAAAATTCTTAATAGCATCAATCATTGTGCTTTCAATAATACTTGTGGTGTTGATTGCGAAAGCAGGGATAACTTCTTTTATTATCGCTGTGCTTGGCACCTTGTCTGATAAAATAATTGGACCTGTGCCGTCTGTGAAGTTTCCTTTTCCGTAGTTTGCACCATCTTGTTTTACACTTACAACTTTTGTCCATATCACTGATTGTGATCCTGCATGGCCAACAGCGCCTGACATCAGTGTACCGTTCGCCATAAAGTGTTTTCCTGCAGGTGCTTCAAATTTTATTAACGCACCAGGCTTAACGTACTTTAAATTATTAGTAGTATAGTCACCGACTGCTAATGGGCCTGTTTCACTAAAGTAACCTGAGTATGTGTTAGTTGCTTCGGTGCTGAGCGTCCATGTGTAATTTGATCCAGTGCTTTGTCTTGTATATTTGTCGTAATAAAAATCTCTCACGCCCACAGATTTTAAGGTAGGATTAATTGTGTTAGCAATGATCCCTTGTATCTCGCTGTTTGACTGGTATGAGAATGTTGTAGTTGGTTCAACAAATTCACGATATACCAAACCTTCATCTGCAAAAATATTTGTCGATGAATAAGCACCTGTTGGATCGATCAAGTCATAATATCTTGAAATTCCTGATGCTGTTCTGTTGACTGCTTTTGTTTTTGCAATGCCTTGGAACTGTGTCAAAGGTACAATCTGATAATCTTCTGCTGTGGTCATTCTGTTGTTAGAATAATATGCCTGTGGTGCTTTTGTTTTGATATCTAAGTTTGATTCAGTTGCTACTGCATTATCAACAGTAGTCTGCAAATCCATAGTAACTGTTAATGTGTTCAGTTGTCCTTTGGCATTTCTATATTGCACTGATGCTGTTACGCCACGCATGTCTCTAGGTCTAATTGTGTAAGTTGCATTTATAGAACTACGATAATAAGCACGGAATAGTCCGTTTGGATTTTCTCCAAACACTCCATCTGCAAAGACAAGGTCAACTGCATCGTTGGCTCTTGTGTTTACACTGAAAATTTTCCTTACTGATTCTGATAATGAATTGTAAATTGCATTGTTACCTGTGATAGCAGGAATCTTTGTCCATGCATTATCTATTGTGCCATTCTGTGTTAAATCATACAGCCACACATCTGAATTGTTGATGTTGTTTTTATCTATAGACACTGTGGTGTTCGGAGATGGATTAGAAACAGTGAATTCTGAAAATCCTAGATCACCTTGTTTGAACAACATGAAAAATCCTGTGTTCTCAGATGAGTTGCCTTTGCCGTCTGCTCTATACAACATACCTAATCTATTTCCTGGTATAGGTGATTCTTCGTAAATGTAATTTTGATTTCTAAATGTTGCACTTACAATTTCAAATGGCATTGGTTGTGAATTTACATTTCTTGTAAATTTTAAAACAGGAACATCGTTATTTGTAGTTGCGAATTTGTATTGGTGTGTCACTATACCGCCAATGTTGTCTTGAATTGCAGGTGAACCAAATTTTTGTGTGCCACTTAATGATGCGTTGAAGACTGCTATAAATTGTTCTAACCAATTCGAATTGGTAGGGTCGCTCCAACTGATGACTGAGTTAGATAGATCTGCTCCTGAGGAATCTGTAATTGATTCTGTTGTGCTTACACTTGTGACTTTTATAAGTCCACTGCCTGTTTGATTTCTTTTTGGCACATAACTTAATAGTCTTGCTAATCTTAAAATACTGTCACGTCTTTGTGCTGTATCGATGAAATTTTCTCTTGCGTTTAAATCAGTTCTGAATGATAAGTTTTGACCTAGATATGCAATTAAATCTATCAGTGCAATATACTCTGATGATTCAATATAATCATTGAAATCCTCTGGATAGTTATTTTGCAAATACTGTATCATAGTTCTACGAAGAGTGTCAAAATCGTAGGATGCAAAATCACTTTGCTGGAAAGATCTGTAGATCTTCTGCCAGTCTTGTGATACTAGTAAACTATTTTGTCTATCTGTTGTGGCCATGTTATGTGTGTATTTATTTTAGGAATAATATGCGTACTTATTAGTATGCCGATGGCACACTGGTATTGGCGCCTGCTTCTATTGGATTTGATGTCACATTCAGGCCTTGTTCTTGGTCAAATGCAAGTGATAGTGACTCTCCTATGTTGTATGGAATATATGTAATGTCTAGAGAAATGTTTAAGCCAAACTCTTGTTGTTGTATTCTTAGTGTGTCCAGACGCCATCTAGGGTCTCTGCCAACTACTTCTAACACATCTTCTTCAACAGATTTGCTTAGGTCTGATGTAAAAGGCTCAAACAGCAAATCCCACACAATAGTACCATAATCAGGCAATTCTAACTTTTCACCTTTTTTGATGTAAAATGCGTTCAACAAGTCTGTCCTAGCAAGTTCATAATCATAAAGTGTGTTGGAATCAAAATCCCTATTCACAGTGCTAAAACCCACATAACTTTTAAGATTACGAGATTGTGCTAATGAGTCGCCTGTTGTAGTCTTTGTTAATTTTACTTTTGCCATATTATCCTGCGTTTGTATCTCCGGAACCTGCCACATGTGGATGTCCACAGTTGGCATTATCACCTTGTCTTATCACAAACTTGCCTCCTGCTTTGACAGTGCTTGAACTGTCCACAGTGCTCATCGGTGCCGCGTGTACGGCTATGCCGTGTCCAACATGTGGACCATCGCCTTTAACATTAATGGGTGCTCCGTTTACAATCACGTTGCTCACTTGCCCATTGGCCAGTGTGCCCCCTTGTATGTTGCTTACCCCTATTTTTGTTATTGCTGGCATACTGTATTTACGTCCTTGTGCTTAGGTCATTTGGTGACTTTTTATCTTTGAGTGGGTTTAAATACTCTCTGTCTGTCCTGTCTCTAGTTACGAGGCTTCTAACTTTATCCTCATGCAACGACCATTCTTCATGCATAGGTATCCTTTTCATAATTGAAGTTAATTGCAACTTGTTGCCTTGTGCTGTAACTGATCTTGAATCTGTACGATAAGGAAACACATACTGTGAATCTGTCGCGGGTCCAACGTGTACTCTTAGTGGTTCTATAGTGGCCTGCTCTGCTGTTGCTGATGCTCCTGCTGTGGTTATAGCAACTGTGCCTGAGTTCAAATTGATTGTACCGCCATCTATGTCCGTGCCTGCATTTGAAACTTGCAGTTTTGCAGTGCTTTTCAATGAAGTGTCGCCAACACTGTCCACGTTAACTTTGCCTGTTGTTTGCAAATTAAAATTGCCTGCCACACTGTCTGCGTCTGTAACTGCTTGTAGATTTATGTTTGATGTCAAACTGTCATCTTTGTTTGCAGTATTTCCTACCAACACATCAACATCACCTGTGGCATGTATCCTTACGTCTTTTCTTGGAATCACAACATCGTCCTCTTTTCGTCCTACTTGGGTGGCCCTTATATCCACATTGCCACGCAATGATTCCATTTTGAAATCTTGGTTGACTTCAATCCTGCCTTCACCATTTGCCTTGATGTGTGTTTCGCCTGCTGATTCTAATCTTATTGCACCTGTGCTGACGTTGTCTAGTTCCTTATCATGAAATGCGTTGACGTCGTTTCTTGTTGTGCCGTCCGCTTTCATGTTGATGTTCCTGCCTGCCTCTATGTTGACATCTCTGTCTGCCCTAAAGTTGAAATCTTGTTTGGTATGCACACTCACAGAGTCGCTCGCAAATATATCAATCTTGCCATCTTTAGTGAATTCCATCCATGAGTTGCCATCTGCAGAACCAATGTAAATTAATCCTTCTGTGTCGTGCATCACTATCTGATGTCCAGTGCGTGTCCTTAGTCTGATAAGTTCATTTGATTTTACACCAATTGTTTGGTTGTCAACGTTTGTTTGTGGTGTTCCGTCATCCATGACAAATGTGTGTCCACCTTGTCTTGAGTTGGCTCTTTTAATTACTCTGCCGTCCTTGTCTTGTATGGCACCATGAAGGTTACCTACATCTGGATTGTTAGATATCTGTCCAAACAAATCCACTGGCCCTGGAGTCGAAATACCAAACACTTGTGATGGTGATTCTCTCCTTCCGGAAGATGATGTGTTGCCTCTTACATTGTCGTTGGCCAACCCTTGTTCAATCAGCCTGTCCACAAATGGATGCACTGGTTTCCTAGTGGTGTCCGGAGTGGTCCTGACAGATTCTGCCTTGTTGAATTCCGTTGTTGGCGTTGCACTTATTTTTTGTTGTATCAGTTCAGAGTCATAATCTGCACTGTCCTCGTCTACGTCTTTTAACCTAGTAGATGGGTTGCCAGGTAGCATGTTGTTCATGTATAGGTCTACTGGGTATCCTATGATGTACCCTTTGCTGAGATCACCTTCTTCGAACATAACTGCACACTGTGTTTCGATGTCAGGTGGTGGCATCCACATACCATATGACTTTTGTGAATCACTCCAATCCTTACTGCCGGGTTTTGTAAGATTACCCGGTGTGACCCCGTAGAATGGAGTCAAGTATCTCACTGTGATCCATGTGTCAGGATTGGCTTCCTGTCCACCGAATGCCGAAACGAAGACTTTGATCCTTCCGTTGCGTTCCTGGTCTGTGGTGTTCTTCACTTTCGCTATGTACAGTGCATGACTGGCCACACGATTGCTAGATGTTATAAAATCTCTATTTGGTTTATTGGTAAATTTTTCTGTTGCCATTATCTTGCTTCTTTGGTCCTTTCACCGACGTCAAATGCAGGCGTATAGACATCACGACCAACACTGCTTTTGCTCTTGGTATAGAATCCGTTTTCTACCTGCCATTCTCTTTTCTTCCTGTAACATTCACTTTTGCCTCCTCCAGCATCTAGACAGGCATCTTCAACTCTTTTGCCTTGTCTGAATGACGCATCACCTGGGCTCACAGTAACGAATGTTACTCCAGTCGATTGATCGAACTCAGGATTTGATTTGCCCTCGTAGTATTCTTCCTTAGTTAGTCCGTCATATTTGTCGTAGCCGGCTTTTTTCTCCTCGGCAATATATTCTGTGACTTCTCCACCTGATACAGTTTCCTCTGTCACAGTCTTGGTCCTTTTGTCGCCCTCTATTGCTGTTGTTTCAGTAATAGTCCTGTTGCCCACTTTCGTCACCGTGGTGCTAGTTGCCACACTTGCTCCTGCTGGACCGTATGTGTCGCCGACACCTTGATTAGGAGATAAAGGATTGTATATGTCTTTGAATCCACCATCTGACTTGAGGCCAGATACTGTGCTGGTTTGCGTGTGTGTCTGATCGTTGTTCGATGCCAATACAGTGTCTGCATTGTTGCTGTAATTGTTTTGGTCAGATGCTGTGCCACCTGAATTCGTTGATGCTGTGTCACTTGTAGTACCACTCTCACCTGCACTGTTATTCAACATCCTAACGATGTTGTTAATGTAAAGGCCACTCCTGATGGTTGCTTCTGTCGGTGTTTCTACTTCTGTCTTACTGCCTGTTTCGAATGTGTCAGGGGATGCTGGTGCTATGCCTTGTCCTCCTGCGACTCCGTTCGTCATGCCAGTTTCTTGTGCTTTAGGTTGCTCAAGTTCTTGGTGTCTACATCTCACCATGCCTAGTTGCTGTGTGAATCTGCCTTCTTCGAAATTACTGTTCACTGATATCAGTCTGTAGAATCCACCAAAGAATGATGTATCATACTTTCCGCTACCTTGTAGACCTGCCATCAGTCCTGTCTCATCATCGATGTCTGTTGGAGTCTTAAAATTAACCTTCACATAGACCTGCCCGTTGTTAGCGTCGATCGATCCATCTTCCAGTTCGTATGCGTTTGCCTCACTGCGTGGAAGTACGTTTGGATTGAAGTCTTCTTGTGCCAAATAGTAAGGATCGCCCAATATGTCCATTTCTAAATTGATTAAATCTGCCTGTGGGTCTGACAGTTGTTTCTTAATTATGGATGCTGTTTTGTATCCAGGAACTGCTCCTAGTTCACCACCTTGTGTTTCCGACCTAGTGTCAGTATCAGTGATCTTGGTTTCTACAACTGCAAGTCCTTTGTCAAGTGCCTTGTCTCCTGCTTCACTTTCACCATAGTTCTTTGTAAGCACCGACGTCTTTGTTATTTTGTCATTTGTACTGCCAGGTGTCTTGTCTGGTTGTGCGGCAGTGGCGGCAAAGAAAGCAAAGTTGTATTGTAGATCAAAATTCAGGATGTCTCTATTCTTGCCTGTGTAGATGTAATCATATTCTCTCCCAACTTCCTTGACATTTATTTTCACACTAGGATCTGAGTTGGGCAGGGCCACATATTGGTCAACCCAGTATGGGCGTACTATGAACTTGTTTGGTGTGGCACTGTCGTTAGCATCAATCCATTTGTAGTCGATCTTGTACCATGGCACTTCGCCATATGAGTTTACATCCACATTCATTGTCTCGTCAGTACTGAACTGACGCATGATGTAATTACTTGAATCTATAATGGCTTGTATTATGCTGAGTACTGGTGTACCCGCGTTATAGGTATAGACTCTAGTGCCGTAATTGTCATTAAATTTAACTTTGCTAAGATCACCGAACCCTTGATCATTGCTGACTTCAGTGTTAAGTTTTCCTTCAGCGTTGAGATCAAAACTTACTTTGTTGGCAGAACTAGAAAATGCGTCATGGTTCATTGTTGATTTAAACAATTCTACTGCCAATTTGGAATCTGCGCCTCCACCTGTGAGCAGTATGTCTGAGAATGGCACTTGGCCTGTCACAGTATTTCCCTCATACAATCCAGTGTTGTATCCTTCTACATCGGAATCCTCTTTTCCTGGTGTAGTACCATACTTGAAAGGTTTGCCCACAATTTTCAGATCATAACCTTCCTTGTTGGTTTTGATCTTAGGTTGCTCATTCAATTGATCCTGTAGATTGTATATCAATTCTCCCACTGTGGCTCCTTTGATGTTGATTGGTTGATCAATCTTTGCCCTGTTGTCTGATAATGTGTTGGCATTGTATGGCACTGCTGAGAAATTGTATTCAGTACCTCCACCCGTGACGTTGAATTGGCAGTTTATAATCTTCATTGGAAAATATTTTTCCACACCAGAATCAGATGGTTTGCCTTCATCGTCCATGCCGTAAAATTTTAGTTTCAGCAAGTATATCGCTTGTAGGTAATTCGCATGTCTTGCCTGCACAGCGGCATCATGCAAGTCGTCTAACAGCGATGCACCAAATGGTTCGAACACTGTGAATTCAATATTGTGTACGTTTGATGTCACAGTAGCAGAGTTCAACCCAATCACACTGCTGAGTTGCATATTTCTTACATGATAATTTAATTGTGAACCTGGTGCTAGTTGCGGACCTGCTTCTGGCAGTCCACTTGTCTTTATAATAATTCGTCTGTTGGACCATATGCTGAATTTACCTGATGCATACTGTCCTTTGGTCAGTACCGACAGTTGGAATTCATATGTTGAAGGTTCTAATCCATACAAAATGTTTTCACCTACATTTCTTGTGGACATCACTGTCTTTTGTTTTCTTTTCTTTTGTGCTGTTTTAGTGCCTTCGACCACATCTGATTCACCTGTTTCGCCGACTGAAACTTCTTTGTTGTCATCTATTTGTACAGGAGTTTCTAGGAACCCCGGTGGTGCCTGTGTGTTGCCATACTCAGGTGTGCCTGTGGCACTCTGTGCCACTCCGGCTTCTGCCACCCTGTTCTCTCCTGTGAATGTCTTGGTCGCCGGTGCGTCGAATGTTTTTACAGTAGGTGTTTGTCCGGCCGCTTGGTTGTTGGTCAAACTCTCTTTAACATTTGGTGCGTTGATGACTGGTTTTGTTTCTACCACTGGTGCAGTTTTTTGTGTAACACTGCCGGTACGCCTTTGTGTAACACTGCCGTTGTATGTGTTTGTATTCACTGCTGGTGCAGTTTTTTGAGTGATATCGATTGAGTTTGGTTTGACTGGTGTGTTCACCTGTCTGATGTGGTTTGCGATCTTCTGTTCTTTCTGTAATATTTGATTGTTGTATACGTTCTTATTTTGTGTGGGCAGTTTGTCCCACTCTTTGTTCTTGATCATTGCTGTTTTCTGATTTTCCAATTTCACAAGATCGTTAAGTTGTGTCTTTACTTCGGGTGCCTCGAAAGTTTTTTGGTCCAGTTTAATCACTGGTTGATCCACAGGAATATTTTGCTCTCCTGTGAAAACATTTTGGTGATTGCTCTGCGTCTCTACATATTTTTTGTTTGCTTTGATGTCCGAGTTTGTCGCACTGCCATCAGTGTAATATGACTTGCTCCAATCTTTCTTTTCCGTTTTCTCGCCATAGCCTAATTCTTCCAGTGTGGTCAGTTCTGTCTCATTGCCTGTGATGTAATTGTATGCATCAGCGGCAGTGTCTTTGAGTTCACCACTTTTAATATATGCGTAGGCGGCCGCCAGTGAAGTGAAAGCAAATGCGCCT